GCGAGGTATGTTCTGAAGGTTTAGCTTGTCGTCTCCGCCCCATCTACCTGTGTGTGCCGCATAGTAACGTAGTGGGACGGGTAATTTGCCGCGCTTAGAGATATCAATAAATCTCTGAGTCCGTGTTTCTTCTAGCGTACTCTTAGTACCTAGTCGTGCCGCCACCAGTGCTTGCACTCGCTCGTCAGGGTGGTCAGCTAATTCTTTAAATCCTGCATCACTCTTAGCCATAGCAAGTGCAAGTTTGCCTGTAGTCAGGCTGATCTTCATAGGAGGCTCAACACCAAACTCACGCAGTCTAGTGGCAAACTTCTCGTTCGACATAAGTACTTCGCGATCGGCGCTGGCGTCGGCAATGAGCTGTTCCTTCTTGGATACCACATCAATCAGGTGTTGCTCAAGTAGCGGGAGGTTTAGCTCAAGGGCTGGCTGTGTGAACATACGCAGAGTTAAGTCAATCAGTTTCAGTTCTTTCTTTTTGAAGTTTGCAAGAAGAATGTTAAACAGTTGATAGGTTATCTCAACGTCGTTCTTGCAGTAGTCTCCATAGCGGTCTAGCTCGTCAGGGGTAAAGCTACGTCGGTTCTTGCCCAACGCATTAAGCACCTCTGTACCTTTAGTCCCCAACCCATAGCGTAGTGCTAGCTTTGCAAGACTGTTGCCAACCTCCGTGCCATCGACTGCACGTGCCATTGCTAGCGTATCACCAAGCACCTTAGGATGGATGTCGAAGTGCCACGCTAAGATAGCTCCATCAAACATCATGTTGTGAGCTACCACGAAACTCTCCGGCATGTTAAAGCTATCGAGCCACTCTTTCGTTTGCTCGCGTGTCCCGCTAAACCATTCAGTCGGCTCGTCGTTTACCTTGACACAAACACCGATCGCTTCAAAACGCTCGTCACGAATGTATTCCTCTGTTGTTATCTTAGTCAGACTGAATTGCTGATCGTAGTACGTTTCAAAGTCGATGGTGATTATGTTCATTTGGTTTCCAATTAGATTACTTGGCAGTCTCAATAGCTCGGGTCAGATACCACTGAGCTTTGCGCAAGTCTTCCAACTTGTTGCCTTTGTGGTCGGCACGTGTGATGTACTTGACCACGTTACCAAGGTTGTACCCTAGGTTCTTAGCTTCAATGAAGTCGATCGTCTCGATGCCACCTACCTTATAGTGAGCAGGGTGTTCAACGGGATCATTCTTTACCCACCGCAATTTGTCGTTGCCTACTTCAGTCAGCGTCAAGCCCCCTACTTCAATGCCTACCACTGGTTTATCTGAGCTAAACAAACCTATCTGTTTCCAGTTTGCTTTTGTTGCTACCTTAGGTGTCTCCATTTTGCGACGAACTGCATAGACATTTTGGTATCGTGTCTCAAACATCTTTGCAACATCAGCGGTTTTAGCTGTTGGGTTGTCGTTGAGGTATTTACGAATCTTACTAGCACGTGTTTGCTTCTTAGCCATTTGATTTTCCTTGAGTTTAAAAAGTTGCATCTTCGTATTCTGTTGATGCTATTGGTTTTGGTTGGCGTTTATTAAGGGCTACCAACCATCGGCCCGTTGCTCTTTCGAAAGGCCACCACTCTGACCACTCGACCTGTCCCTTGGAATTACCCCTTCGAACAGTGTCTCCACTGACTTGTAGTTGTTTCCGCACCCGAGGCAGATTCGGTATCGGTATACTGCTTCGTCTACCTTCCGAGTCTCTCGCACTGTTGACTTGGTCACATTGCACTTCGGGCATTTCATTTTGCACCCCCTTTCTCCTTTAATAATTCGTCGTAATATTTCTTGGGCATCGGGGTTTTCTTGACAATCATTTGTCGCAACCATTCTGCCCCACCTAGCTGATTAAAAATAATCCACTGTCTATCTGACATACGTACCTGTCTCCCTATCAGGGGCTCAGGCGGTTTCGGCCTTGGCATTTTTTAGGTTCCTCCTTGTTATTCTGTTTGCCCAACACACTACGCAGTGCCATTTGGTATGGCTCATTTGGATACCACCTTCGGGCGGTTTCATTTCATTGCACTGCGAGCACTCTTTGTATCTATGGAATGGTTGCTTGCTACCAATATCCAACTGTCGTTTAACAAAACCGTTCACCGCTTCAACCCCCTGATGTATGCCGCGAAGCTATCCATAGTGTCTTTCTCAAAAGCTTTAAAGCCATGCACCGCCTTCGCTACTTCTTCTAAGGTTCGGTTACGCATCTCGCGTTCGTAGTTGTAATCAGGGTCAAGGTTTGCCTGCACCATCTGCCGCTTTCGCCAACTCATTGCCTTTTCCCACACGTTTAGTTGGTTTAACATTTTTTTCCTTTCTGTATTCCAATACCTCATTTAATAAACTTTCCATCTCATCTGCCGCCATTAAATGAAATGGACTAATTGGTACGTGACTAGCAATTGAACGCATCATGCCAATGGTTGTTCGTGCAGTTGTTTCACTCAGTTTTGCCATTTTCTTTTTCCTTCATCCGCAGTTTTAATATGCGGTTCTCATGCATGGCCGTATCCAACATTCTTAAATGCTCTTTATGTCGTGACTCCATAACTTTTACAAGCTTTTGAAAGTCGTGATCCCACTGGCTCATCTTTGCAGACAAAAGCTTAGCGTGATACCAAACGTATTCGTCAGTAATGCCTTCGACTGTGATGCTATCTTCAACAATAAATTTATTCAGTTCTTCGGGTGTCATGTGATTCTCCTTTGGCAAATCATTCCGGGTCTGTTTCTTCTCGTACTTTTAGCATAGCATCTGCGAACGCATATGCCAGTAACGCTATGTGACGAGCATCTTCAACGTCCCACTCCCACTTGTCGCCTAAAGCTTTTTCTGTAATTTCTTTCTCCATCTGCAAAGCAAGAGGCATAGCTCTTGCCGCAAAATAATCGCGTATGCTAATGCCGTAGTTGTTTGCGTCTGGAAACGCTTGGATTTCAGTACTATCTTTCATGCTTGCCCCCTTGCTCGAATTAAGTCAGCACACGTGTACGGCTCTGCTATCTCTGCAATCTTTGCACACGCCTCACGCTCATGTTCTGCTACCAGTTTGGCAAAGTCATCTAATTCAACACAAATATCAAATGACTCCATGCCCACTTCTTTTGCCATGCGAACAATATCTTCTCTGTTCATGTTTGCACCTGTGCCTGTGCTTTCGGTTTAGCTTTGGTCTTCATGAAGTCAATATCCGGTTGCTCTTTGCGTAGCTCTGCATACTCTAGCTGTACACGCTGTGCATTTATGATCTTTCCTGCTGTGTTGTTCATCTCCGTGGCGATCTTTACATCTACCGCGCCTGTCTTGAGTCCTTCGTATAACTCAGATAACTCTGTTGTCAATTCACTGATGTGTTTCATCTTCAATCTCCCATATTTTGCGTTTAATAAAAAGTCTTAACCTTGCCGCTTCGATCAACTCGGGCGAATTAGGTAGCTTGTAAAGCCTTCGAACATACGTATTCGATGCTTTTGCAACTTGCTTTTTGGCTTTTGCTCTAGCTATCTCAGGGTGAGCCTTGCGGTGCGCATCCTGACGCGCTTTAATTCTTTCTTTGTTAGCCTGATGGTGCTTCCTCCTTTGTTCTGCTATCCTTTCTTTGTTAGCTTCTTCGTATGCTTTCACTTTGTCTTTGTTAGCCGCATACCAAGCTCTGTTCCTTGCTAACTCGCGTTCTAAATTAGCTTCGCGGTTAGCCTTTCGCCTTGCGTTAATTTTTTCCCTGTTGGCTTCGTGGTACTTCTTGGCACGTGCAAGCACATATTCTTTGTTAGCTTCTTCCCACTCCTTTCGCTTTGCGTACACATGCTCTTTGTTATTTTCAAAATACTCTTTGGCTTTGGCGGCTATGTGTTCCTTGCGAGTAGCACGATATGCTTTCCGTTTTGGTGCTTGTATTTCTTTGGTTGCTAAGTAGTACGCCTTTCTGCGTTCCCTCTCGGCCTCAAGTTCAGCTTCGGTCTTAGAGGCTTTTACTTTGTCTTTGTTAGCTCGCGCATACTCTCTCTGTCGCGCCCTAATCTTTTCCCTGTTAGCCTCCATGTACGCCTTGCGCTTCTCCTTCAGCAACTCTTTATTAGCCTCCCTGTACGCTTTGTTTTTAGCGGCGGCGAGTGCTTTCTTTTCCGCATCCGTCATTCTTCTAGCACCCCCTCAATGATTCGGTTAATCCTAAACAACGCTTCTTCTCTGTCAGAGATTGTTAACGCTCTATCAATCTCAATCAAAGCTAAGTAATAGTCCTCACCCTTTAGCGCATGCTTAAGCTTTAGCTCGTCATGCGGATAGGTAAACTCAAGTACGGCTTTCATACGCCATCCCCTTGGTGAGCAATATGAGCAGTCTTGCTTTGCGCCATGTTATTCGCACATCAGTATTAGCTGAATTTCGGTACTTAAACTTAGGGTCTGTGCAAGGGCGTAGGGGAATCGCCTTAGTTGAATATTTCAGTTGTTCCATTTATTTTTTCCTGTTAAAACTATTTGTAATTTTGGCCTATCGCGAAACTCTATGGTTTCTTCTTGGGAACGGTCATTGTTT